CCGAAACCCGATACTTCACCTTGCCGTCACGCACGTTGGCGTAGCAGGTCGTCTCCAGCTGCCAGCTCAGCAACCTCTGCAGCTCAGAGCAGCCCCCGTATGCGCCCAGGTAGAACCCGTGCTCGTACGAAAGTGCTTCCGCAGATATGTGCTGGTCGAACTTGCTGAAGTCCTGCCCCACAGCCACCGGCTCCACGAAGGAGGACCAGTGGCTGCGCACGACGGCAGCTCTCCTCTCGGGCGTATAGCCCTTCATGATGGTTGGTGCGCCGTAGGCGGCGTCAACTGCCTGGTACAACTTGTGCTCAATGGGGCAGATGTACCGCCCCACCTCCACGTTGTAGCGGGGGTGGCGGGCGCTGATCAGGCGCCCGGCTTTATCAGCGTGCCACTTCTCACCCTTCAGGAACACACTCGGGAACGAGTCCGAGCGTGTTACTGGTTTAGCCTGCAGGCTCAGAGCCGCGGCAGCGTATCGGCGCGCTTTCTGACCCCCATACTGTCCCACGAACTGCTCCGTGGTGTAGGGGAGTGAGTGAGCCGGCAGCTGCTGCAGCACCCTTCGGCGGAATGCCTGCAGGTGCCCCGCGAAGGAGCCAGCAGACGGTTTGAGGGTTGGAACCCACTCGCCGCCAACTATGCTACCTAGAACGCGCTCGTGGATTGACCGAACGACGTTGCCAACGTCATTGTCATGTGTCCGCATAGCGCCACGGGAGGGGAGTCCGGAAAGAGTCATGATCGTGCGGGAGCGCTTGATGTTATACCCAGCGCGGGTGACACTCACCTGGGGCATGTCGGCCAGCATGTCTCCAAGCTGGGTGGGTCCGGCAGCCGCAGGTGCCCGCACTAGGCATCCCTAGGCGAACCCAGGTGGTGCAGCCTTTGCCTCCCTGGGTGTGAGCCCAAGGAGTCTCAGTGGCAACCTCGCCACCTGGCGCCACCACGCCCCGCCCACAGTGCGTAGCCTGGCCTCGTCCGCCCATTGGGCAGCCTCAACCTCTGCCCGGCTGGGGTTGATCGCCAGAGCGACGATCTTGGGGATGGCGTCGGCGGCGTGCGTTGCACGCAGCCCCTTGGCGCGCATCTGGCCATGGAGCCACTTTGACATGGCCCCACGATCAGAGGGACGGTCCGCCCGAAGGGGGAACTCGAGCCTCAGCTCCGCCACCCAGTGGCGGTAGAAGGCGGACATACGTGCCCGCCTCTTGCCAGCCACCGGGTTTCCGTGGAAGCACTCACCAGCGAGCTGCTTCATTAGTTCCCCCGAATCCTCGCCTTCGACCTCGCGCAACACAGACGTGGTGGCCGCGTTGGCCACTTCCTCCATGGTGGACGCCAGGTCGGCTGTGTTTTTTGTGATGCGGGCTTGGGGCGCTGTGAGGACAGCGTGCCCAGCAGCAACTGCCACCCTAACCGTAGCGAGGCCAGCAGCCGCATTCCGAATCCATTTTCCGTGTTTAAGCGCCACCCCTAGGGCGGCGCCGATGCACCTGGCGGCCAGCATTAAGACCGGCTGCCGTCAGACCGCGTCGTGTCCAGCTGATCGCCGAAAGCGCGATCGACGTCGTCGTCGAGCTCGGAACGCTCCCTAAGATGCAGAGCGATAAGAAACGTGGCGGCGCTGCTCCAACGAACAGTGCCGTCCTCGTTAATGCCGACGCGTATGATGACGTGATACTGGGCGCGGAAACTATCAGTGTTGACGATAGGCATCTGGTGATATGTGAACACCTGGTAGGGCATAGCAGTAGGCAAAGAAAGTGTAACCGTACTCGGTCAGCGAGAT